TCTCTTGTTTCCCAATCAAACTTAACTGGTTTTAAAGCATCTACAAACTCTAGTCCTTTATCTAAAGTGTTAATATTTGTTTTATCTCTTTTATCTGATAAAGAGGTAATACTTGTTACTTGACATCTTAAAGTAGCAATATTACTATCACCCAATGTTATTTCATTATCGACATCAACAGCGGTAGCAGCAGCATTATATCCTATAATTATATTATTTTCACCAGTAGTTAAATCATTTGTACCACTATTACCAGCTAAACCGCCTATAACAGTATTTTTAATACCTGAAGAAATAACTTTACCAGCCTCATACCCCATAGCTACATTATATCCGATTCCATTATAATCTAATGCATTTAATGCACCTTTACCTATAGCTAAATTATTAGAACCTGTATTTTCTGAACTTAAAGCACCGTATCCTATGGCTATATTGTAAGCTCCAGTCGTAAGTGCATCACCCGCAAGACCACCCATAATTGTATTTTTAGTACCTGTTGAAACCAATTTTCCAGCTTCATAACCTACCGCTGTATTATAAGCATCAGCCCCTGCATCGAGAGATGATAAAGTATGATAACCTATTGCAGTATTTTTTCCATGATCATCTTCTGCACTTAAAGCTTGATAACCTATAGCAACATTATTTGCTCCAGCCGTAAGTGCATCACCTGCCAAGCCTCCTATAAGGGTATTTGCTGTACCTGTTGAAACAGATAAACCAGCGTTATGACCAACAGCTACATTGTGAACATTAATCCCCCCAGCGTCTTGGGCTGCTAAAGCACTAACACCTATAGCAATACTATTTGATCCTGTATCTTCTGCGCCTAAAGCACCGTAACCCATAGCTACGTTGTAATTACCAGTAGTAAGTGCGTCACCTGTATAACCACCTATAAGAGTGTTTTTAATACCTGTTGAAACATTTGTACCAGCTACAAATCCTATAGCCACGTTATAAGCATCAGCCCCAGCATCTTGGTTTCTTAAAGCTTCTTGTCCTATAGCAACACATCTTCCATATGCATCTTCGCTGCCAAGAGCGTGCATACCCACAGCGACATTATACGAACCAGTTGTTAAGGCATCCCCAGCATTCGAGCCTATTATTACGTTTTCTGTACCTGTTGAAACAGCTTTACCAGCTTGAAAACCTACCGCTACGTTGTAAGCGTCTGCACCCGCGTCCTGTACTTTTAATGCCTCTCTACCTATAGCAGTATTTTTACCATGTGCATCTTCTGCACTTAGAGCGGCATACCCAATGGCTACATTATAACTACCTGTTGTAAGCGCGTCGGCTGCTTGACCACCAACTATTGTGTTTTGTACACCTGTTGAAACATCATTACCAGCATCAAAACCTATTGCAACATTATAAGCATTACCGTCATAGTTTTGAGCAGATAAAGTACCTCTACCTACAGCGACATTTCTACCGCCTGTATCTTCTGCACCTAAAGCGTATGTTCCTATAGCAACATTAGAACTACCTGTTGTTAACGCATCACCTGTTGCGCCACCCACAATAGTATTTTCAACACCTGTTGAAACAGCTTCACCAGCATTATAACCTACTGCAACATTATAAGCGTCTGCTCCTGCATTTTGTAATCTTAAAGCACTATAACCTATAGCGGTATTATTTCCATTCGCATCTTCTGCACCTAATGCTCTATAACCCAAAGCAACATTATAACCACCCGTTGTAAGTGCGTCACCTGCAAGCCCTCCTATAATAGTATTTTGTACACCTGTTGAAACATTTAAACCAGCGTTATGACCAATAGCTACATTGTGAACATTAATCCCCCCAGCGTCTTGAGCTGCTAAAGCACTAACACCTATAGCAATACTTTTTGATCCTGTATCTTCAGTTGATAAAGCAGATTTACCTATAGCTATATTTTCATCACCAGTAGTAAGTGCGTCTCCTGCTAAGCCTCCAATTAAAGTATTATATATACCTGTTGAAACTGCAGTACCAGCTTGATAACCCATAGCTGTATTATATCCACTCCCATCATAATTTAAAGCAGTTAAACAATAAGTACCGACAGCAACATTTCTACTCCCTGTATCTTCACTTGTTAAAGCAGCATGACCAATAGCTGTATTACTATCACCTGTAGTTAAAGCATCTCCAGCAATACCTCCAACTATAACATTCATTGTTCCTGTTGAAACAGCTTTACCAGCATTATATCCTAGAGCAACATTATATGCATCAGCACCAGCATCTTGTACTTTTAATGCATTAGAACCAATAGCAACATTCTTTCCATGTGCATCTTCTGTTTTAAGTGCACTATGCCCTATAGCTGTATTATAGCCTCCTGTTGTTAGCGCCCCTCCAGCATGAACACCCATAAGAACATTAAATGAACTATCAAGTATTGCATCACCAGCTAAACTACCAACAATTGTATTTTCAGCGCCTGTTGTAGATAGAGTACTAGCATTATACCCTATAGCTACATTATATGAATTAGCAGCTGTATTTTGAGTTGCTAAAGCCCCATATCCAATTGCAACAGCTCTTCCTGTTGCGTCTTCTGTTCCAAGAGCACCCTTCCCAATAGCTACGTTTTCATTACCAGTGGTAAGTGCATCCCCTGCAAGTCCGCCTATAAGGGTATTTGCTGTACCTGATGAAACAGATAAACCAGAATGATAACCAACAGCAACATTATAAGTATCTAAAGTAGTCGGACTTGTCATGTTATATAAGGATTGATAACCAACTGCAACATTTCTATCAGCCGCTACGTTTGTTACCATCGATTGTGTACCAAGAGCTACGTTAGTATTACCTATAGTATTGGCTGCCAAAGAATAATATCCTAAAGCAACGTTATCACTACCTGTTGTTATTGAATAACCAGCTCTAGCTCCAATAAATGTACTTCTAATAGCTGTTGAAACAGCTTTACCAGCGTCATATCCTATTGCCACATTATATGCATCAGCACCTGCATCTTGTACTTTTAATGCACTAGAACCAATAGCAACATTCTTTCCATGAGCATCTTCTGTAGAAAGAGCTTCGAAGCCTATAGCTGTATTATTTGAACCAGTTGTTAAGCCTATACCAGCATTACCACCTATTAATGTATTTTCAACACCTGTTGTCATGTCTTTACCAGCTTTATAACCAACTACCACATTATATCCATCAGCCCCTGCGTCTAAATTTTGTAAAGCTAAATATCCTATAGCTGTATTATAATTATGATTATCTTCAGAGGTTAAAGCTTGATACCCAATAGCTACGTTATAACCACCTGTAGTAAGTGCATCTCCTGCCAGCCCTCCAATCAATGTATTTCTAACACCTGATGTTAAAGCTGTAGCAGAATTATAACCAATAGCAATATTATAATCACCTGAAGTTATAGCATCCATTGCACCTATACCAAGAGCGGTATTATATGTAGCTGCAGATAATGTACCTGTTGTACTATGTCCTACAATTAAAGAACCTGTAAAATCTGTTCCTTCTATTTTGAAAGCAAGAGGTGTTGTTCCACTAGAATATAATTCTGTGAAGTTATCATTGCAAATCTCAAAAGCGGTTCTTATCGGTGAGCCTGTGCCATCATTTGCACTTGTTCCTATATCTACTGTTTGTTTACTCATTTTTTAGTTTTTTATTTTTTAATATTCTGTTTGATCAGCAGTATATAATGTCGTATCTGCCGAAACTAAAGTTGTATCTGCTCTAAAATTAGAAGCATCAGCATTAAAAGGATATATAATCCCCCAGCCATTCGCCTCATTAGTGTTTCCCCACCAACTAACCTCATATATGCTTCCGTATGCCATTATTTAGTTTTTTTGTAAACTATTTCTGCGTTTAATGTGTTTGTTTGTACCCAATATTCCATTTAAAAACTTTTTTAGTTTAACTATATTTTTACTTTTCGGCTTATATATCACAGAACCCAACCATTAAAGGTTGCATCTGAATCTGGAAATACATCACCTCCACTATTCTGACTATACTCAGGAAATGAACCACTATTATTATTAATGTAGTCTAAAAATCTCTGCGTATAATATTCAGCGGTATTTCTAGCCTTTTGAACTAGAAAATCTACCTCTGTTTTACTTACCGTTTCAGCGTTCTCGCTTGTATGCTTATAAATTCCTCCTTGCTTTATTTGATAGGCACTATAAGGAATGAATTCTGCTTGTGCGTACCAGATTAGCATAGGCTGTACATAATCATTTACTAATGTTAGATAGTTTCCTGCTAAACCTGAGCCAGAAATATCACTGCTTATCTTATCGTATAACGTACTGCCTAGATAATTTCGTATTTCTATTTGTTGAGCTACCTTTATAAATTGGATAAATTTATCTGTGTCGGTATTTCCGTCAATGATAGAGTTTTTTACTAAGTCCGTTCTCGTTATAAATAATACTGTTGCCATAATTAATTTTTAAAACCCATTTTCTTCCAGTAAGCCGCTGTATAACCTTTATATTGCATATCGTTTGGAGCTACAGAAACCCTTTTAGCGTTTTTTTTACCCTTTGGTGTAAATCCTCTGCTTTTTGCTTCTGTTGATGATATGTTTTCTCCCAAACTTCTTTCGCCATCTTTTCTCATATATGTTTTGCGATACCATCTATGCTTGCATCTTGCGCCGCCTTTCCAGAGCCAGATTGAATATTTGCTTGAGCCTCCTTTTCCAAATCCTGCATTGACTACTTTGCTTGTCATAGCTTCTATATCTTCTTTACGATAAACCTTTTTAGCTGAAACCATTTTTCTACAAAATTCTCTTGAATTTGCTTGAGTTCTAGCAGGATTGTACATATATCTAACTAAAAATGTATAATCTTCGTATTTTTCTTGTTTACTTTTACCATCTTGAGTATCTTCTTTGTATGGTCTAGCAACTCCTGTACTTGCAAGCTCTGTTTTGTTTAAATCTTCTATAACTCCATCTAATTCCCCATCAAACTCATAATTAACTTCTCTTTCATCTACAATTTCAAAGTTTTTTAATAAATCTTCTTCATTTTCTCCTAAATCAATTAAACTATCAGCAACTTCCGTATCTATAAACTTATTTAGCTCTTTATCCTCTGATAATTTAACTCCTGTTTCTTCTTCTCTTGTTTCTTCATCTACTACGTTGTCAAGCTCAGTAAATTCAAGCGGCTGAAGCGTTTTAAAGTATAAATGCAGCGATATATCGTTGTAAGCTAGTATTTGGTCAAAGGCATTGATTAAAAGTGTCTGAAAAGGTCTAATAACCATGTTATCCATCAAAATAGAAGCGGTTTTTAGCTCATCTGCGTTACTACCAAAGCCTGTGTTGTCTTTTACCCCTAATAACATAGGACTTACAACCCTATGAGCTACCATAATCTTCTTAGAACTCTCATCAGACAGAAATTGGTACTGATTATGAGCATCACTTAGCTGAATAGGGTCTATTGTTGCTGCTGTAGCAGGATCGTCGTTAAAAGCAAGTATGAACTTGCCCGCATTGGAGCTGCCTGAAAACTTTTCATATATCTTATTTTCTATTATTTCCCTTTGTTCAGGGTCGGGTGTTCCGTTGTTCATGTTAATAAGCATACTAGGAGCAAGACCATTCATTATATTATTCAAATGATAGTTAGAAATTTCTTGTTCTAACTCACAATATTGCGTACCGCCCTCATAATCTGGCGGACTATAATACTTATATCCTGCTCTATAAGGCTTAATGTACATTATTTCTAAGCCCTCTTTAGATGTACCAAAAGCAGGGATTCGTTTTAATTCGCTATTTCTTTTATATTTAGCCCAATCATTAAAATAAAAGTAAGCAGGCACTTCTCCTTTTTCGTTACATTTCTCAGCTCTAAGGGTTTCTACAGGTATATGCTCTATTTCTACAATTCTTGACCTATCTTTTGAATAAATTACCTGTATTGCACATTGACCCATTAATTTTAAATCAGAACACAACCTTCTTACAACTTCATCTCTAAATAAAGAAACCATCATTGCATATTGGTCTGGTCGTCTATTAGAATCGGTAGCATCTAAGCCTTTTCCAAATATCATTTCGGAGATTCCGTTTATAATAGCCATATTGGTCGGTGAGCCATTATAGCGGTCTATCAAGTATTGGAAATAGTTATTATTTTTGCCAAATGCAATCCACTCTTTACCCATTATCTCTTTTACTACAGGAGAAGTGTAAGTACTTAAATTAACAATACTTAATTCAGTTTTATTTTTCATATTATAATATAATCGTTATCGTAACTATCTTCTGTAGTGTATTCTCCACTATTCATAGTGTAATAATCGTTATTTTCTTGATCTACAGTTTGGTCTGTACAAAATATCTTATCTTTATAAATTATATCAGTACCCTCTTTCACTGTCATATCATAAAATCTACCTTCAACTAAAACAGGACTTAAAGCCTGTGCAATTACTAAATAATTTTTGTCAGTTGAAGCACTTATACTACTATAGGTTGTGGAGGTATTAGTTGAATCGTCTCTTAAAATCATATTAATAGTAGAGGCATAACTTCTTGGAATTATCTTCATTGTTTGACTAGAAGCTGATGTCGTTAAATGTATCATACTAATATAACGAATAAACTTTATATTTTGCGTATAAAAAAAGGAGGTATTAAAACCTCCCTCTAAACTAAATTATGAAAACACTATAACAAAGATATAAAAAAAAGGGATACGATTTACATATCCCTCTCTTTTTTTGAAAACAAGTTAGAACCCTGTTAGTTTGGTGTTATTTGAGAACCTTGACTAGCTCCTGTTACAACTGTTGAAATTGTAAAGTCTGGTGCAGCCATTTCTTGTGCTGTAAACGTCAATGAGTAGCCATTTAGATCGCCCATTGCTGCTCCATTAGAAAAAGTACCTGTCGTTAACTCACATCCATTAACCTTACCCATTAAATAGTAAGAGCTACCTGCTAAACCACTATAAGCCTCAACCCAAATATGAGGTCTAGCAATAGCAAGAAGCCTTATTTCTTCTTGAGTATGTCTGTCTTGGAATGTAAAGTTTAAAGTTAATGTACTTTCATAAAATGTAGTACCATTTTCTCGAGAACTTGTAACACTGGTTTCAAAAGTGGAGTTACCTTTTAAATCAAACTGATATAAAGTAGGAGAACCAGCTATTGCTGAAATTTCGTAATCAGTAATAGTAATAGCCCCTAATCCACCAAAATCTGCGAAATAAACTGACTTCAAGCCACCTACTCCTGATTTACAGGGTACTTTTCTACCTTTTGTTAATACACACGCCATGTTATTAAAGTATTATAAAAAAGGGTAGGGTTAACTACCCCTTTCTAGTTAATTATTATGAATAGTAAACAATATCTGCTCCTACTCCGATTTGACATCCTGCTGTCCATCTAAGAATTACTCTTACATTTCTGCTTCCGTCTTTGTCTGCCATGTCAATAAATCTTACATCGTTTCTGTCATCTGCTAAACCAGTTCCCCAGAATAAGTTAGATTTTGGAGTTAATACCATTTTATTATTACCCATGCCATTAGCTACGAAAACTGGAATACCCTCAAAAGTTAATTGTTGGTTATTACTGAACCAAGAAGTTCCTTTATTATCAATACCAGCAGCACCTAAACCACTTGTTCCAAATCCACCTAAAGCTCTAATATAAGCTCTAGCTACATTTGTTGATACATAAAGAGTAAGATCAGCAGCACCTAAACAAGCTGTGCTAGCAGCATCTACTACGCTTCCCATTTGTGCAATTACATTTGCTGAAGTTACCGCTGAAGCAGCTACATCTACTACATTAGAATCAGCATAACATAAAGCTTGAAAACCATCATAGTCATCAGCTCCTGAAGCACCTTGCCAAATAGAAGTCTCTGTTGCATCTGCAACCTGAGCAGCTACTCTTGAAATTACATACTCCTCGAAAGAAGCTGGAATTTCAGCATAAGCAGAATATCCCATCTCTGTCGCTTGCCATTCTTGTTCCATGTCAGACTTACACAATTGAACATTGCTTTGAAGTTCCATCGTGGTAAGTACTTTCTCTGTTAATGTTAAAGTAGTTGTGGAAGTATCAAAATTACATGATGCTCCTTTTACTACATTTGCCCAAGCACCTACCTGCAGAACAGACTTGTACCTGACGTTAGGCATAATTGTTATTGCGCCTGCATCTAAAGTTGCTGCACTTAACAATGCTGCCCCTAAAATTTTACCTGAAAACTCACCAGCGTAAGTTCCTGAGGTATAAGTTGGATTTGCCATTTTTAATTGTTTTTAATTATTATACATTTTACTTAACACTCTATCTAAAGAATTTTGCTGTCTATTTTGAGCATACTTTAGATGTGTTTTCTTTTTTACTTCTGGGTTATGAGTAATTGCTTCAGCAGCAGGTGTTTCTGATAATTGCTGTTTAACTTCTTGCTCAAGTTTTTCAAAATCTTCTTTTTCCCCTATCTTGCTTTTAATATCAGCGATAGCATCTTCAAGATTTTTAATTCTTTTTTCCATACCTGCCCAGTCATCAACTGCTGCTTCGTCATCTTCTGCCATCTCATCTTCTTTTTCAGGCACGTCATCAGAAACTTCTTTATAATCTGCAATAAGTCCTTCTTCTTCTACGACTAGAAGTTTACCATCCTCCATTACATATTCGCCAACAGGCATTGCTACTTTCTCATCGTCTGTAATGATAAAGATTTCGTCTCCTGCTTTAAATGATTCTGATTCTACTACTGTTCCGTTTTCAAGTTTAGCCTGAGCTAACTCGACTTTTACTTCTTCTTGGATTTCTTCTTGAGCTTCTAATTGAGTTTCTTCTACTGTTTCATCAATAGATTCTTCAACTTTAGCATCTTCTCCCAAGAAGGTTTTAATTTTGTTTAAAATTTCGGTTGATTTCATATTACTATAACGTTATTAAATTTATATTTGCATTTTCAGATTTTACCAATGCCTTGATTTACTAGATTTCCTTTGCAACATTTAGTTGAATAGGTGTTGTCCTCACAAAGACAGGCTCTGCGACCACCTTTTGGACTTGTTCTTGATGGTGTTTTAAATTGTTTCATTAAATAGATTTTTTATTTTACTTAATACAGCATCTGCTTTTTGTTCCATATCATTAATAGGTTCTTTAGGTCTTTCTGCTTTATCAGCAAAGTAGCCTTCAATACTAAACCCTTTTACCTTACCTGTCTTAACAAATTCCTCCCATACTTCTTCAGAATTTACTTTGACAGCACCCATCCAAGTTCCTATAGGTACATTTAAACCATATTTTCTGGATTTGTCATGTACCTCATCCTCCACCAACCAGCTTTCAACAAGTGTTAATCCGTTTAAAGAGTGTTGATGTTCTAAAGTAGCGTTGTTTTGATTGCCATTCATTAAATAAAGCTGAGATGCTTTCTCTATTGTCTTTTTTGAGAAGTAAATATAATACTCATCTTCGCTTGTTTTTCTGTAGATAGGTTTATTTGGTACTAGTAAAGCTCCTAGCAGTATTCGTTTCTCGCTAGATACTTCAGCAAGTTTTACTTCTTGTGATTTTAAAGTAATCCATTCTTCTTCAATAGCAGGAGATTCTACTAACGAAATTGCTTCTATACCTGAAAAAACTCCATCTCCTAAAATAAGTTCTATTATCTTCATATTATTATAACGTTTAATTTATTTTTTTTGTTTATCCTAGACTTGCTCCTGTAATTATATTACGATCTAACTCTTGAGCAGTAGTAACATCATTAGAAACTACAAATGCTTGTATAGGAGGTTGACCGCCTAATACTGAAGCTAATTGATTTGTGCCACTTGCTCCCACTGTGTTAAATTGTGGTATAATTGATTCTATTTCATTTTGTGTGGAAATAGACGGACTTGGCACGCTAACATCAATCCCCCTTCCACCACCTAACGTGGATGCAACTTGTTTGGTTTTACCTTTTGCTGCCTTTACTGCTGACATAACACTTAGTGCAGTTGCAAGGGCTGTTGCTATAAATGGTAAATTAAATGGAGGTGGTGCAACGTTTGCTGCTTTTGCAATCGATGAGGTAGTTTGTACTGATGCCTCAGCAGCAGTAAGACTTACATTACCCATTGCTGCGGTTGCTTTAACGACATCAGCTTTAAAATTCATAATAGCTTCCTTTGCAATTAAAATTTGTTTAGCTAAAAGCATTGTCCTTCCTAATCGACTTTCTGCACCTGCTAAATGAACTGCATTGTTAAATGTTTTTTCTTTAATAGCTCTTTTAGATGCCTCAATTCTTTCTTCTTCTGCTAATCCTTTTTCTCTTTCAGCAGTTTTTTTATCTGCTTTGGCTTTGGCTTTAGCATCATCTTCAGCATCATACTCAGCCTGTTTGGATACTAAAGCCTGTCTTCTCGCCGCATCTAATTCATCAGTTACTAGGTTTTGTTCTTCTGCTTGAAGTAAAAGATTTTGGAAATGTTCTTCAATCTTAATTAATTCTAAAGCTCTTTTTTCTTCTTTTGAAACAGCCTCAGCATCTCTTATTTGTTTTTTAAGATCAGACATTTTTTTAATTCCTTCTTTTTCTAATCTTTCTGCTTCTTTTTCATCTGCAACTTTTTTTGCTACTATTGCTTTTCTCTCAGATTCTGCCTCTCTTAAATTTGTAGTGATTTCTGCGGTAAGTGTTTTTTGTTTCTTTAATCTACTTGCTTCTAATTCTATTAGCCTTGCTTGTAATTGTGCTTGTTCGTCTAAATCATCTTTTGTGCTACCAGACATCAAATTTTCTTGTTTTTTCGTTTCAAATCTAATTCTAGCTGCTTCTATTTCTTTAATAGTAATTGCTTCTTCTATTGCACCTGCTTCTTTTAATAAACGTATTCTTTCATCTACTGATACATTTTCCTTGTCTGCTGCTTTTTCTCTAAGTTCATTAAACTTTCTTGTTGCTTCTGCTCTGTCTATTAATAGTTGTCTCTCTAATTTATCAGCTTTAGCTCTTTGGTCAGAAAGTTCATTTGATTTTTTTATTTCTTCTCGTGTTTCTTTCCCAAAATTCTTCATTTTTTCCCTTAACTCATCATAGGATTTTTTTGCTTCACCAAACCTCCCTGTAAATACATTAAACATCACCTCTCCTAACCCTGCAACAATATCAGTTACATTGCCAACAACGACCCCAATGCCACTCATTAATTTAGTAAATCTGTTTTGCCCTTTTTCAGAATTAGTAAACATAGTCGCTAAAGCACCAACAGCAACAACTAACAAACCAATCCCTGTTGCCATAACAGCAACCTTTAAAGATTTAAAACTTTTAATAACTGTTCCTAGTGTTCCCTTAAGACCTTTAAATTTAGTTATAGCTCCCCCTGTAGTGCTATCTAATATTCCTCCTAATTTTTCCTGTGAATCTGAAGTTTTATCTACTTGCTTTTCTAACTTAGAATACTCTGATTGCATTTCATCTAAGTTCTTTACAGCCTCTTTGTATTTTAATTCAAAATCTATGTAGACTTTCTTTGCCATATCTCCTGTTTTAATTTTTTATATCCTTCTTTTAATGTTTCGGCTAATTTATATTTGCCTTTAGCTATTTCAATAGCTTCTGTTTCTCCTTCTACAAAAGGCAATAATTCTAATATATTTTTTATCATGTTAATACGCTATTTGTGTAAGTTGTTGTTTTTACTATAAGCTCAAGATCTGATTTACCTGTTGTTAAATTAATCTTTATACTATTTATATAATATAGTTCTCCACTTATTAATATAACGTCATTAACAGAATAATTTAAAATAAATTCTAATGGGAGATGTGCCGATACTTTTATTATTCTCCCGTTTTGTTGAAAGGTTTGTATTATATACTCTTTATAAAATCTTTCAAAAATACTATTAGTGTTTATATCTCCATTAAACTCATCATATTCAGCACCAAAATTTAAAGTATGATTTTCATCAGTAGCTACATTTGACGGTGCGTTATATTCATTTATAGTTGAGCTTGTTATAGGATAGCTTGTTGAATCTACTACTCTATTAAAAAAGATATATGGCTTTCCGAGTGTTGGCTTACCTTCTGCATCTACCCACCATCCCTGTATGTTGTTTGTTTGATCTCCTGAACTATCTTGTAAATTAATTAATACTGTTCTTTCTAATGGAACATCTAAATTAAATGCTTGTCCATCATATTTTTCTGGAGCTGAATAGCCTAAATTGCCAAAAACTAAACTAAATTGATTTAAAAATCTTAAACCTGTTTGAGTTACAGGTTCAGCATATTTAAAATTAACCTGATTAAAAGGAACAGGTCTATCTATTGTTGCTTTTGTTATATCAATATATTTAGTAATATCTCTGGCAACACCTTTTGTCATGAAGTCATCAAAGGTTTCTACATATATAGTGCTGCTTGTTAATTTCGTATAAGCAACTAAATTAAACATCTTAAATAAAGCAGTTAAGAAGTCAAGTACTTTTATTTTAGGCAAGTAATCCTGTATATATATATTATAGCCTAAAGAAAATCCTGTATTTCCGTAATCATGTACTGTTGAAGTTGCTCCTACTGTTTTGCTGATTCTCATGGCTACTGTTCCACAGGAATTTCTTGCAGGAAATGTTTGACCTGTTTGACAATTTATTCTAATCTCTATATCATACGTTCTTGACGACAATGTGCCACTTGTTAAAGATGTCATGGTAATTGTATTGAGAGCAGATGAATTAAAAGCAATATTGTTTTTATAATATAATAATTCGTTTGTTGTTATATCCTTAACAATTACTTCCCCTGTATTAGTGGTTATGCTAGGAGCTAGTGTTGCTCTTATAGAAAATGTTTCTCCCTCGTTTATAGTTAATTTATTTGAAGAAAGTACATCTCCACTTCCACACAAATAACTATAATCTGCAAAAGTTAATTTTTTATTTCTTGTAGTTACATCAACACCATACTCGACAGGTGTTATGCCTTTAGCAGACACAGGGGTTTTTTCTCTATGCAACCATAAGTAAAGCTCATCAAACATAGCACTACCAAAAAATGTTTTTATAGAACCTTCATCTGCCATATTAAAAGTAATATCATATTGAGTTTGTATTGCTTCGATAACCCTTTTAAGTTTTATAGCAGGTTTTAATTCCTTTCTTAAATTAGCCCAAGTTGCAGTATCTAATCTATATGAGCCTGAATCATATTCATAATAATTATTTAGTAATATAAGAGGAACAACTACGTTTCTATTTGCAAGTGTTGTAGCATTTGAGCCTGTTGTTTGTAATCCTGTTTTAAAAGCATTTAGGAAATCAGCCCCATTATAATCAATATCATACGTTTTAAGTGGATTTAATGAATTTAAATCTTCTTCCCCGAATATATCTTTAATATTACTAGGCTTTCCAAAAAATACTACTTTATAAGTATGAGGTTTATTATCCTTCATGCTTACTCCATCTAATCGTATTTGTCCTATTTTAAATGGTACGAAACTTATTTCGATTCTTGCATCAACTCTAAATCTTGCATCAAATCCATCTTGAATATTAAAATTATAATAATGCTTAAATAGTTTGTTGTTTGTTGCAGAAGCAGGTAAATTAAAACTTTGAGAAAAAGGAGTAAATATCTTACTTATATCAGAGATGTTCTGAATAGAATCAGTAATACTAATAGTTTCATCCTGAAATAAATCAACTCTAGTATCAGATATGTATAATTGTACCTCACGCTTCATTATACTATATTGTTAATGTAATCGTTTGCATCCTCTACTTCTAATGTATATTGTATTAGTTTATCGTTTAATAACGATTTCCAAATTAATGAGTTACTTACTACGTTAACAGGTCTGTAATATCCTTCAGTTAAACTTGTTCCTCCACTTGTATAAATCCACACATATTCACTTAATAGAATATCTTGCATAACTGCAACATAAGCCTCCGCAATATAATCTGTGTTTAAAGTATATCTATAACTTCCATTTTTATTAAAGATTTTTTTTTGATGGTTTTTAACATCATAGTTAGAAGAAGAATAGTCGAATATATTTTTTTTAAAGTTTTCTGATTTAGTAGCTATTTTTTTAGAAGATTTTAAAAAGAAGTATTGATCTTGAGGTACGCCATTTTTATTTATGAATCTCATTAATATAGGAGTGTATTTAGCACTACATATCCTTTCTATAGTCCAAGTGTAATTACCACTTGCTGCAGCTACACTTGAGGCAGAGGTACTAATGGTTGCTTTAGTTGCTGTTCCTGAGTTCATATCATATGCAAAAGAGGCTGTACTATCTGGAAGGTAAATTATTTGACTATTACCTGTATTGGTTAATTCATAATCATTTGGGTCAATGTCGTTTCCTGCTACGCCCTGCCAAAAATCTGAATATCCTTCAAATCCTGTATGAGTTACTGTTGCTGTTGCTAATTGACTTCCTCCTCCATCTACTGCATCATAAGCATACCAAGTAGCTGAAATAGCAACAGTGTCTAAAGTGTTATAATCTGGCTCGTAATAATCTCTTGCTAAAGAACTAATTTCAAATACTGTTCTATTAGAGGTTGCGTTTTTGATTATTGTATATCTTAATGTACTATCTAAAGTAAGCTCTAACTTGGCTGATAGGTGCGAACCTGTAGTTATAGTTAGAAAAAACGGACTTCTTAAAAATATATTTGCCATCTTATTTATTCATGTTTTCTGGAAAGAACCTTTTATCTTGCTCTATGTCAAAAATAAATGCGTCTCTCAATTCGTTTGGTATGTATTTAAATGCTCTTTGAAAAGGTTTAGTAAAGAATAAGCTTGGCTTAATACCATGTTCAAATATGCTTCTTGCTACTAGATATTGTAAGGATTTTCTTTTTATAAATTTTCCTGATTTATCTCTAGTTCCCTCTAAGCCTTTTCTAACTACCCATTGACTAAATGCTTTTGAGGGAGGCATTTTGGTCTTATAACTATAAGGAGTATTATATTTAGTTTTAATTCCGCTTACGCCTAAATCTTGGAAAGCTCCATAATCCTCCATACTAAACAATAAGTCTATGCTATCTTTATATACATTCATTCTATAATCTAAACTATTGTAAAGATTTTTAGTTACATTCTTTTTTCCTTTTGTTAAATTTGTTCTCGCTTGTTGGATTACATATTTAGCAAATTTGTTTAAAGCCTCTTTTGTTTTTTTTAACTGCATAGGTCTATATCGTTTTGTACAAATACATCAAAGGTGCAAGCCACCCCTGCTAATTCATTTTCAAATCTATCATAAAAGAACTCACATGATCCCTCGCTTGCTAATTGATATTTAGTTGTGTATAATGTTCCTTGTCTTAATACTCCTAATAATTTGTTTACTACTGCAAGCTGAGTATTGAGTATATCTTGCTCGTTGTTATTACCTCTGAATATATCGGTTGTCGTATCTTTGCTTTGATCTACAATATCCATTGCAAGAACACTAATATTAAATTGTAGTGTTTGTTCTTGTATTGTAACACTATTAATTATAATATGAGCTAAAGGAAATATTGTTTGTTTAGACAAATCTATTTCTGTGATGTCTCCTGTTGTTACAGTATTAACATTCTCATCAGCTAGAAGTTGTGTTTTTAATGTATCTGTTATTTGGTAAAACCCTCTTACTCCTTGATTGCTCATTTATTCATTTTATTTTTTATATTTTTTGATTCTAGTTCTGCTTTCTCTTTCATAAAACTTAATGCATATAAACAGGTATGCAAGTTTAGTTTAGTGATATTTTCAATCCGTCTAATATCTCCCTGAGCGAGTCCGAAAATTGATTGATACCATCCCCATTTTTTTCCAAAGTTAGCTGTTGCACTAAAGCCTGTGTCTCCTCGTGTTGTAAATAATTCAGCATAACTTTCGACAAGTCCATCCCTAAATTGTAAAAAAAAATAATAGAACTAAGTACTGCATCCATTGGCATATCTTTCATTTTTTCTGTGTCCTCCCCTTCGTATTCTTCTATTAAATATTTGTCATTATATTTTTGTGTAATAGGTCTATAAAGAACTGCCATTGCTTTATGTATGTTTTCAAAGTCTCCAACGTAGGTATCTAAATCTACATACTCGCCAAAAGACATATCCTCCAGCTTAGGAATAAATCCATATTCTTTACCCTTCATAGTAAACTCTCTCACTAGCGGAGGTTTCTGATTAAACATATCTGTTAGGATTCTAGTAATATCTTTAATGCTAGATGCTTTCATTTTCATAATATGATCACCTCTTATTCCACAAAATATCTCTATCATTTTAACAGCTAAAAAGGTTTCGTCTTCGTTATTATCTTGTATCTTTAAAAACTTCTGATATTGTTCTAATGTTATTTCGCTTAAAGTGTCAGGCACTAATATTTCTACTTGCATATATATATAACGAAAAAATAAAAAGTTTTAGGAACTTATTGAATTGCGTACTTGCCGAAATTTGGTCTGCTTAATATGCTATAAGTTGCATATCTAGTTGGGTCAATAATATGGTTGTGTTTATCTTCAGGTACATTAGTTAGTCTGCCAGACTTATCCTCCCTCCACTTATAGTTTCTAAACTCTTGTATTGCATTATTAGAGCTAGACAATATATGAATCTTATACCTTTTAAGTAAATCAATACCTGCATTAATAGAATCTCTGCCTTTCATGCTTGGAAATATGTTATGCCCCATTGTTCTTAATTCTCTGATTAATCTCGGCTCTGAACTATCAGCATAAATAGGATTGTTTGACAATAGTTCTTTTTTTAAAAATTCATTTATATCATTTGTGGTCATTTGAGTTCTATATAAATGCTCCTTAATATACAAGTTGTGTTCTAAGGTATATACAGAAACTAATGTTGAGGGGTCATTCGAGTAGCCAAAATCCATTCCATAAGCTATTAGCTTTGCATTATAGGGTATTATATCTACTTCAATATATTTAAAAATAGTGCTTCTACTAGCTGCTCTTTCTCCTAATCCATATATCTGCCAGTATTGTTCATCTGTGTCTTTTAGTCTTTCAATCTCTTGTTTTATAGCATCCTCAACAAAAGGGTTGTCTAGGTAAGTAGTCTTATAAAAATCACAATCAGCTCTAGGTAATACTTTGTCATAAATCCAATGATATTCATCCGATGGATTAAAGTCAATTACAATACGCTCCTGTGTTCTAAATATAAGTTGTTGCCAATCTTCATAATACAACTCATTAGCTTCATTAATAAAAAGCAAATCTCTTTTACGCCCTCTAATTTTTTGTGACTGGTCAAGAGCAATAAACTCAATAAGGTTTCCGAATAAATTATATTCTGAGTTAGATTTGTTATGAAATAACTCACTATACATTTTATTCTTGTTTAAGATTTCTAAAAAATCCCTTAAGACCGTAGCCCTTAAACTAGGATAAGCCCTCCTACAAATAGTAATGATTTTGTTTTTATTATGAGTACAGTACTCGAAGATTATCCAAAGCAGTATATTATATGTTTTACCAGACCTAGTCCCTCCTTGTTCTACAATTATCTTTTTATTGCTGTTTACAAGGTGTTTATAAACAATGTTAGTCTTTATCTTCTGTTTTGTCAATTATCTCAATTTGAAAGTTATTAGGCATTCCATCTACTCCTGTTATTTCTTGGCGTTCTATATAACCTCGCTTCTTGCCTTTTGTTTTTAAATAAAAGATTGTTGCTGGTGTTGAGTTATCTGATATTTGTTTATGAAGTTGTGATTCAGCAAAGTCCAATGCTACATTTTGTAAGTCATCTACCTGCTGTTTAAATTCTTCATCTGTATTATACCATTCATAGTAAGTAGTTCTTCCTACTCCTACCTTCTTGCAAGCTGTTGTAACAACTCCTAAGGATTTTTCTAATGCATCTAATAATGCTTTTTTATGGTGTTCGGTTTTGTTCATTATAAATTTAATTGTATTGTAAATACATTAGCTTTTCTTTTAACTCTTGAAATCATTGAGGGGTAAAGTTTTATTAAATCTTTTATTGCTTTCTTTTCTATATCTATTGTTCTATAATCTTTACATCCTCCCTCTTTAGTCCAATGATCATTTTCCCAATGCAAATATCTTATTCCTAATATTCCCCCTTTATCTTTTATATGTCTTAAACATATTTCGTAATCTTCTTTGACTACAAAATTTTCATCAAAATAATATTCTCCATCATTTATAATTCCCATTAAAGAAGCTGTTACATAAGTTCTAGTTAGTATTGGTTTATAGGGATATGACCCTCTAGGGCTAGATTCTGTTCTTGTTCCCCAAATCTTATATCCCATCTGCTCACATAAATCAAAATATTTTAAAAATTCTTCATGCCAAAATCCCTGATCTTTTATTTCTATTTTTCTAGTATTTCTTTTATCTAAAAAATTATAGCCAATATTCTTAGCATCATCGTCTAACATGACCACCCATTTTTCTTTGCTGTTTTTTAATATCCAATTTCTAGTGGGTGTAATTCCTCTGACCTTTTTTGGTATGCAAACTATGTTTTTTATCAATCCTTTATATTGATGATATTCACTATCAGGAATAAAAAAAGTAGCATCAGGCAATATTTTATTTGTGCTGGTTAAACCTGCTCTTCCTTTACTTGGTACTGCTATTAACATTTATTCTTTTTTTAAATTCATCCCAATATAAAACCCTCTCTAAACTAACTGCATCAAATGCACTTCCTTTTTTATAGCCTCCCCGCCTAACCATTTTCAGTTTTAATGTTTCTTTTATTTCTTCCCAATCAACGCTATTTGGCTCTGCCATTATTAATATATATTCTTTAGGTGGTACTAATTGCACAGATTGTGGGATTTCCATTTCCTCATTCTCCTCCATTGAATCTATTTTATCAAATATAGGCACATCTACTCCCCATTCTTCTAGTTGATCTATTTCCCAATTATTACCCAAACTATCCCAATCCCATTCTCCAAAGCTACTATTATCTTTAACAATAAATTCTTGTTCTTGTTCTGGTGTTAATTCCCAAGCCTTTGCAATCCATACTTCTTTTAATCCAGCATCAATACAAGCCTTTAATCTCATGTTCCCGCCCAAAACTATCATCTCTTTATTAACTACAATAGGTCGTAGTTTTAACATCTCAGGAAAATCTTTAATGCTTTGTACTAATTTTTTAAATTTATTCCCTTTTATTACTCTAGGATTATTAGGGTTTGATTTTATTTTTTCTACTTTAACTTGATGTAGCATAACTATATAACGTAATTAATTATTAATTTTTTAAACTTGTTCTTTTTCTATTTCTTTTTGAAGGTGTGCTAAAGCCCTCCAACAGATTTTGGCTGAATGTCTTATTCCATCTGTATCTATTTTACCTGCTTCTAGTAGGTGTCTAGTGAGTGCGTCTAGTTCGTCTGTACTTTTTGATCTATCCCAGTGTAGTGGTTTATCTGGGTGGTGTTGTTCGTTTCCCGCTCTTGAAACCTTAGAAACCTCCGCCAAAGCATCAGGAAAGTATTTAAGAACTCCGCTATATATTGGTAGTTGCTTTCTCTTTTCTTTGTCTTTCTCCATTAACACAGATTGTTTTTAACTCTATATATATGAAATTGCATTATAGTTTTTTTATTATATCTACATTTCCTACATACATCTTGAATGTTTTTTTTGCCATATTTAAATATAATAAACTTTTCTTGAGACAATGTATTATTACATTTTTTGCATTTTTTCTTCATCTAGTTTTTTAAAGGGTAATTTTTCAACTATGTCCAATAAACTATCCACATATTTATCTTCTATATAATCTATTTTGTGAGCCAATATTCCTCTTTTAATCTTTCTGCTTGATGTTTCTTTTTCATTACAGTTTTCATAATTTGGACTTATATGTTTTTTAATAATATAATGTAATAAGGTTTCTAATTCTTCACTATACTGTCTATATAATTCAAATTTATTAATTGCATAAAGAGCCGTAGCATGATTATAATTTTTACCTTTGGATTTAAAGTAATCTCTTATTTGATATAAAGTCATTCCAAAATAAACCCTTAGTATAAAACATAATAAAGACCTATGCTCTGCGTGTTGTTTTGTTCTTTTATTTTCAAATACATCTACGCCTGTTTGTTTTTTAATTAGTGTTGCTATGTTATTTGCTTGTTTCATATAATTTTTTTAATTCATTTTGATATGCTTGAGCTGCTTCTTGTTCTTTTTTATAATATCCTAAATATCTTAGTTTTTGTTTTATTCGTATATGAGCTTTCCATTTATTTGCTGTTTTATCCCAAGTAACACCAGTATATTTAGAAGTTCCTCTTTTGTCTTTTGAGCAATTTTGTCTTTGTGTTATTACTTGTAAATTATAAAGTCTGTCATTTAAAGGGTTATTGTCTATGTGATCTACTACTAACTTATGCCCACAAGGTTTATGATTTAAAAAAGCCATAGCCATTAAAACCGATGCTTTCATCTGTTTTTTTTTCTTTTTGTAGGATGTGTTTACTATATATCTATTTGTAGAATTTATGCATTTAGAAATCAATTTTATTTTATTAAATCTCGAAGTTCTAACGTTTCCTAAATTACTTACTTGATATACACCTTCAAAGGTTGGTATATCTTTCCAAGTTTCTATGCCTAATCTACTTAATAAAGAATGGATCATAATGTACCTTTTATGCAGTAACTATCTAAGTCTGCTCCGTTA